AAAAATACTCAATGACGATGAAATCATTGCAAGAGTACCTAACCCAGAAGCAATTCTGCATCAATTTTAACATGAGGAAAATATCATGCCAGAGCACAAACTAAACCTAAACCCTGCCGAAGAGCTTGTACAAATTGACGATACAGGACCTGAAGTAGATGTAGAAATCGAAGAAACCCAAAGCTCAACTTTTGAAGCACAGCCTGTAAAAGAAAATATCTTAGAGGCGATGCCTGAAGAAAAAGTAGAAGAAAAAGTAGAAGACGAGCACGAAGAATACAGCAAAGGCGTACAGAAACGGATTGGCAAACTCACTGCAAAACTGCGCGAAGCAGAACGCAGAGAAGAAGCAGCGACTAAGTATGCTCAAAACGTATATAAAGAAAACTCAACGCTTAAACAACAAAAACAAAACACAGACGGAAATTATATTCTTTCAGAAGCAAACAGAATAACAGCAGAAACAGAAGCAACGAAAACACTATTACAAAAAGCGAACGAAGAACAAAACATAGATGCGCAAGTAAACGCGCAACAAAAATTGGCATCTTTAGCGGTAGAGGCTCAACGCGTACAAGCACTCAACCAAAGAAGAACTCAACAGCCTGTACAACAGCAACAACAGCCTGTACAACAAGAACAAGAGGCTCCTATGAAACCCGATCCCAGAGCAGAAGCTTGGGCAGAAGGCAATTCTTGGTTTGGCGATGATCGTGCAATGACGATGACTTCTTTCGCTATTCACGAAGATTTGTTGAATGAAGGGTTTGACGCGACAAGCGATGAGTATTATAGTGAGATAGATAAACGAATACGAGACGAGTTTCCCCATAAATTTGGAGAAACGTCTCAACAAAGTCGTCCCGCCCAAGCGGTAGCTCCTGCAAAACGCAGCGCTAAAACTGGGCGCAAGTCTGTGAGACTCACACCTTCACAGGTAGCAATAGCGAAGAAGCTAGGTGTGCCTTTAAATGAATACGCGAAATATGTTGAATAAACGTGGAGACAACAATGACAAAAAACAATAAAGTCGACGCAAGTCGCGAACCACGCGAAGCCCAAACTCGTGAGAAAAAACAAGCGAGAAAACCTTGGGCTCCACCATCCGCTTTGGATGCACCGAATCCTCCAGAAGGATACGTTCACCGTTGGGTAAGAATGGAAGCTAGAGGTCAAGACGATCAGAAAAATGTGATGGCTAGACTTCGTGAAGGCTGGGAACCTGTGAGAGCAGATGAACACCCTGATTTCGATTCTCCCGTAATGGAAGAAGGTAAATTTCAAGGAGTAATTGGTGTTGGCGGATTGATTCTTTGTAGAATCCCAATCGAAACCGTCCAAGAAAGGACCGCTTACTTTACAACAAAGGCAGAGGGACAAATGGACGCGGTTGATAATGATTTGATGAAAGATGGAACACATCCTAGTATGTCAATTAGTAAACCTAATAGGCAATCTCGCGTAACAATTGGCGGAACTCAAGGTTCATCGAACTAAGGGTTTTTAATAATAATTCTTGAATAGAGGAAAAGTTTAACATGGCAAACGTAGACAAGGCTTTTGGTCTAAGACCTTATAAAGGCCTAAATGTTGGTTCAGCTGTACAAGAAGCTAATAAATATAGTATTGATCCTTCCGGATATGGTACAAGCATCTTTCAAGGTGACTTGTGTATATTCGCAGGCGGATATATTAATAGAGCAGCAGCTTCTTCAGCTAACATAGTCGGTGTGTTCTCACATTGTTACTATGTCAACTCAAGCGGTGAGCCTACCTTCTCGAATTACTATCCAGCTAGTACAACGGCACTCGGAAGCGGAGCTATAGAATGTTATATCTATGACGACCCTAACCAAATGTTTCTTGTACAAGCGGACGGTGCTTCAGCCGTAACATGTATTGGTAGAAATGCTGATACTGACGGCATTGGTGGTTCAACGACTACAGGTGTTTCCACTCGTGAACTCGACTCTAGCACTATAGCAACAACGCAAGCACTTCAGCTTAAAATCGTTGGTGTTGTTCAAGATGACTCTAACGGAGATCTCACAGCGGATAATGCAAATTTGGTTGTAATAATCAATGAGCACGCTTACAGAGGTCCTGTTGCAGGAACGTAAGGAGTAATTTAGATGGCAATTAGTAGAGCACAATTGGTAAAAGAATTGCTTCCAGGCCTTAATGCATTATTTGGTCTTGAGTACGATAGATATGATAACGAACATGAAGAAATTTATGACGTCGAATCAAGTGATCGCGCTTTTGAAGAAGAAGTAATGTTAACAGGGTTTGATAGCGCACCTGTCAAGTCAGAAGGAGCAGGGGTAGCTTTTGATCAAGCGCAAGAAGCGTTTACATCAAGATATACTCACGAAACGATAGCATTGGCGTTTTCAATCACTGAGGAAGCGGTCGAAGATAACTTGTATGACAGATTGTCAGCAAGATATACTCGCGCGCTCGCCCGAAGTATGGCAAACACTAAGCAAGTAAAAGCAGCATCTGTTTTAAACAGAGCGTTCAACACAAGTTATTTAGGCGGAGACGGTAAAGAACTTTGCGCAACAGACCACCCAACTGTGGGTGGCGCTAATTTGCGTAACGAACTTTCAACTGCAGCTGACCTGAATGAAACTTCGTTGGAACAAGCTCTTATTGACATTGCAGCATTTACTGACGAACGTGGATTGAAAGTAGCTCTTCAAGGAACGAAACTAATCATTCCTAAAGAACTACAATTCACTGCCGATAGATTGTTGGAAACACCAGGACGTGTTGGAACGTCTGATAATGATATTAACGCTATGAAAAACATGGGAATGATCCCTGAAGGCTATACCGTTAATCATTATCTCACTGACACTGATGCTTGGTTCATTAAGACTGATTGTCCGAACGGATTCAAAATGTTTGACCGTTCACCAATCAGAACTTCAATGGAAGCTGATTTTGACACAGGCAATGTTCGCTACAAGGCTAGAGAAAGATACTCTTTTGGATGGAGTGATCCAAGAGCAGTATTTGGAAGCCCAGGAGCATAACCAAATATGGAACCTCGCCGGGGGTTTCTTACTCAACCCGGCACACTTTCCCTTCCTTTTTCCCAATTTTACAAGTAATATAGTTATTGTATCTAGGGATAACCCTGTCCTATCGACTGACCTAGCAGACAAGCCAAGACAATAGGACTTATTTTTTCAGGAGAAAAAATTATGGCAAAATCAACCTTTTCAGGTCCAGTTAAATCACTAGCTGGCTTTATTTCGGCAGGAAACGCTAACGTAGTTAGTCTAACTGCTGACACAACTTTGACTGTTGCAGCACACGCTGGAAAAGTCCTAGTAACTAATGACGCAGACGGTAAATTTACTCTACCTTCTATTGTTGCAACTGCTCCAGGCAGTGACGACGATCCAAACCAAACCAATAACCTAGGCGCTACTTTTACCTTTATAGTTGTCACAGCAGCTACAGATATGGACATCTTAACCGATGGAACAGATAAGTTCGTTGGTGGGTTATATACAGGTGTAGATGATGCAACAGGTAAAACTTTTATTTCTGCTGCAGCTAACGATGTAATCACCATGAATGGAACAACTAAAGGTGGGCTTGTAGGTAGTATTGTAAAATGTACCGCTATGGCAAGTGCTAAGTATGCTGTTGAAGGAATCATACTTGGTTCAGGAACTATAGTTACACCATTTGCTAATAGTTAATAGTAGGAGCTTATTATGGCTAATACAGTCACAGGCCCTACCATTCAATATGACTACGACAAAAAACTAGTTGTTTATTGTTCAGTTTTATCAGACGGAAGCGCAAGCAGCACAACGTTGGTCGATGTTTCAGCATTGACAACAAACAACGGGAAAGCTTGCGCCCACGTTGCACTGAGTAAAATCTGGTACACAGCCGGCGGAGGAACAGATGCTCCTGCTTCCCTAGATTGGGATGCAGACACTAACGTTACTTTTTTAACGCTTTCTTATGACAATATGTTTGACTTCAGTTCTATTGGAGGGTTGGTCAACACAGAAGCGACGGGATACAGTGGAGACGTTCTTTTCGTTATTCCATCAACTTCCGATGCAGGAAATGAATACACAGTTTGGTGCGAGTTCATAAAATATTATGAAGCACCTAATAATTAAGAGTAGACCATGCCAGGAATGAGAGAAAGAAAACTGCACATGATGGGAGAAACTAAATCTTCCCGTGGCGACTATGGCGTAAAAGGCTATAAGTACGGCGGGAAAGTAATGGGAACTTCTAACTATAAGAAGAAAGCCCGTAGGCCTTAACCATGGCGACTTCAGGAACCACAACATTCGACTTGAGTGTTGATGAAATTATTGAAGAAGCATACGAACGTTGCGGAATCGAGCTTCGTACTGGGTACGATTTAGAAACCGCACGTCGTTCGTTGAATCTTATGATTGCTGAATGGGCAAACAGAGGTCTTAATCAATGGTTAATTGTTAAAAATAATTTTACAGTTACCGATGGAACCAATTATGTAGACTTAGGCACAGATGTTGTAGACATAACATCTGCTGTCATTCAAAGAGACAACACAGATTTTCAACTTGAGAGAATCAGCCGTTCTGATTTCTTGTATACACCTGAAAAAGCAGACAAAGCCAGACCAACTCAGTTTTTCTTAGAGAGACACATAACCCCTAGAATGTACTTATACCCCACGCCCGAAAACTCTACGGATGTGGTTTATTATTACGCACTAACAAGAATGCAAGACGTAGGGGACTTCACAAACAACATGGAAACCGTTTTTCGTTTTCTTCCGTGTATGACCGCTGGTCTGGCTTATTACATAGCAATAAAAAGAGCACCAGACAGAGTACAACTCTTAAAACAGATTTATGACGAGGAGTTTGATAGAGCAGCGTTTGAGGATATTGATTCTGTAAGCTCTAGGTTTGTTCCACCTAGAGTGGTGATATAATGGCTTTTTCTGCGGGAAAGCACGCGTGGGGAATCTGCGATATTTCAGGTCAAAGGTATAGACTAAAAGATATGAAGACACAGTGGAACGGTCTTCGTGTCGGATACGATCAATTTGACACAAAACAACCTCAACTAGATCCACCACATATAACCACAGATCCACAAGCGTTAAGAAACCCTAGACCAGACAGGACAGAACCCGTTGCAGAAGCTTTGTTAGTAAGCAACCCCTTTTTGTCTACGGCCTCTAGCGCTGTAGTAACCGTTTTTGAGGACGACCATGGAAGAACAACCGGAGACAAAGTTAGGTTTAGAGGAACTTCTCCTTTTGCTGGGCTCTCTTCGTCTGCTTTAGAAGACCCGGACGGCTACTCAATTACAGTTATAAACACAGACACCTATAGCTTTGGCGTTTCTTCGGGAACGGCCACCAGTGCTACAAGAGGCGGTGGGGGTTTTGTGTCCGTAGGTCCGGCGCAAACGCTTTTACCTTTGGATCCTTTCAGGACACTAACTTCGGGAGCCAGCGCTCAAATTCAAGTCACAGAGTTTAAGCATAACAGGACAACGGGGGACACTGTACGACTTAGAAACACGGAAGCTTTTGATGGAATCACAACAACTGTACTTGAAGCCTCCGATGGGTATACAATAACCGTTGTAGACGACAACAACTATAAGTTTACATCAACTGGGACAGCTACCACAGGAGATGTTAGTGGTGGAGGTTCTAAAGCAACAGCAGGACCAACAACATGAGTTTTACATACAGCGGGTTAAAAACAGCGGTTCAGAATTATATGGATAATTCTGAGACTACTTTTGTGAACACGTTGGATACTTTTATACAACAAGCGGAAAACCGGATTTTTAATACGATTGAGCTGAACGTATTTAGA